CGAACAAATGCCGTGCTGCATCGAGCTGGTTGCGCGACACGTTAGTAACTGCTTCTGATGAGAAGCCTTGGACAATCAAGCCCGGTGCGATTCCTGACTTGCCACCAAACCAAGTTGAGAGCATCATGCAGCAGGCTCAACAGGAGGTCATGCAGCTTTACGCAGCAGGACAGCCACCTACAGACCAACAGGTGCGCGAGCGCTTGCTTGAGATGAAGGACATGGCCATGTCTCACCTGAAAGACATGGCGGGCCGCACGGCTAATCGCATGGAAGTCAAGATGACTGACCAGCTCCAAGAAGGCAACTGGAGCAAAGCGTTCAGCGACTTCCTCGACGACATCACCACATTCCCCGCAGCATTCATCAAAGGCCCAGTGGTCCGCAAGCGTCCTAAGATGCAGTGGGTTCCATCGCAAGATGGCCAGTACTCACTCGACGTACAAGATGAGCTGTGCCTTGAGTGGGAACGCGTTGACCCATTCAATATCTACCCCGCAGCTGACGCATCGAATGTTGATGACGGCGCTCTGATCGAACGACACAAACTCGCACGCGCTGACTTGCAGGCTCTACTTGGCGTTGAAGGCTACAGCGACGGCGCTATCCGCATGGTGCTTGAAGAGTACGGCAAGGGCGGCCTGCGCGACTGGATTTACGTTGACATGAACAAGGCTGCGGCTGAAGGCAAGTCAACCATGGGCGTGCAACAGAACCCATCGCAGTTGATCGACGCTCTCCAGTATTGGGGCAACGTACAAGGCCAGCTCCTGCGCGACTGGGGCATGACCGAGGAAGAAGTTCCAGACCCTCTGATGGACTACCCCATCGAGGCTTGGGTCATTGGTACGTGGGTCATCAAGGCCGTTATCAACTCGGACCCGCTGGGCCGCAAACCATACTACAAGGCATCCTATGAAGAAGTTCCGGGAGCGTATTGGGGTAACTCTGTTGCTGATTTGTGCCGCGATGCGCAAGACATCTGTAACGCTGCCGCTCGGGCGTTGGTGAACAACATGTCCATTGCGTCTGGTCCTCAGGTGGTCTACAACATTGACCGTTTACCTCAGGGCGAGAACATCACACAGATGTACCCATGGAAAGTATGGCAAGTTACTTCCGACCCGATGGCCGGCGGCGCTGCTCCTATGCAGTTCTTCCAACCGTCGAGCTTGTCCGGTGAACTCATGGCTGTGTATGAGAAGTTCTCTACGCTGGCTGATGAATACACGGGTATTCCCAAGTACATGACTGGCGACAGCGCCGCAGGTGGCGCGGGCCGTACAGCCTCCGGCATGAGCATGATGATGTCCAACGCGGGCAAGTCCATCAAGCAGGTGATTGCGAACATCGACGAGAACGTCATTCGTCTGGCTATCGAACGGTTGTATTTTTACAACATGCGTTACGGTGACGACCCAGACTTGAAGGGCGACGTCAACATCGTTGCACGCGGCGCGACCTCATTGTTGGTCAAGGAGCAGGCTCAGATGCGGCAGAACCAGTTCTTGCAGATTGCCCTGTCTAACCCGATCACTCAACAGATCGTCGGCATGGAAGGCATCGCGGAGCTCTTACGCCAGTCGGCCAAGACGCTGGACTTGAACCCAGACAACATCGTGCCTCCGGTGGAGATCATCAAAGCACGTATGCAGCAACAGCAACAGCAACAGCAACAGCAGCAAGCGGCTCAACAACAGCAAGCCATGCTTGAACAACAAGGTGGCCAAGCCGCCGCCGGCGGTACTCCGCCAAACGCTCGACCCGGTGCTACACTTGAAAACGGTGCACCAGTCACCAATAACTTTGCACCAATGCAAGGTGTTGGCTCTTGACAACGCTAAAATGTTGTACATAATCGTATTAACCTAACGGAGTAATCCCATGCAAGCAATCAACCCAATGGAAAAGCGCGGCGCTGAGTACAAGCAAGAATCAGCCAAGACCGACGGCATGTCTAAAGGCCCAGCCTCTCAAGGCAACGGCGGCTCCGACGGCGGCATCTTCGCTACCCTGAAGCGCGGCGGCAAAGAAGTGGCCCAAGAGTCTGCGAAGACTGACGGCATGTGTAAATAAAAATGGTGCGAGTTGACGAGCGTGTAGCTCGTTGCCTTACACTACTGAAAACGCAAGAGTTCCAACCACTGGTAGAATTCATGCAAAAGCAGCACGCAGACACGCTAATGCGCCTGTGTGAAGCAAGAGATAAAGATGAAATGCTCCGACTGCAAGGTCGGGCGTTGCAGGTCAAGGATTTCCTTGACCTTGTCGATGAAGGTAGCACTTTGTTGACTAAAACCCGTAGATGAAGAGCTTACCCGCAAGGGCGCTTGGAATCAAAAATTAACCGTAGTAGCTGACCGTAAGCGTGAGTGGGCACACCGTAACTGGAGCCCTCCAGCGTAGTCGGAGCGAAGGAGATAGAGATGTCATTGCCTCGTGCTGTTCAACAGCAAGTTGAAGAAGCTGACGCGCTTGTCGCGAACATGAATGGAACCCAACCCGTTAACCCGGAAACTGGCGAACCGATCATTACAGACCCTCAACCTAATCCTGAACCACAACCGCAGAATGTCTCGCCAGAGCCAGAAGCGAAGCCAGCGGTGTCCGAAGAAACGTGGGAACAGAAGTACCACACTCTGAAGGGCAAGTTTGACGCTGAGGTGCCTCGTCTATATGCACAAGTTCGAGAGATGAATGGTCAACTGACCAGCCTGACCTCTGAGCTAGCTGTAGCCAAAGCAACTCAAGCCCAACCTGTACCGGCCTCGACTCCGTCTCTAATCACTGAACAAGACAAAGAAGCATTTGGCTCCGACTTGATCGACTTGATTGAGCGAGCAACTGAAGCAAAGATGGCGGGCAGCCGCAGTCTTGAAGCCCAGTTGACCGCGGAGATCGCCGAACTGAAGGGCAAGCTAGGTAATGTGACTGAGCGCCAAGTAGTGTCTGATAAGGACCGCTACGAAAGCTCTCTGACAACCGCAGTACCAGATTGGCAAGCCCTGAATGTGGACCAAGGTTTCTTGAATTGGTTAGCGGAAGTGGACCCCGTTTACGGTATGCCCCGCCAATACGCGCTCACAAACGCGTACGAAGCACTGGATGCAGCCCGTACCGCCACGATCTTTAACCAGTACAAGAAGTCTGTAACGCCACCAGCGCAACAGTCGAACAACCGTGCCGATCTTCAGCGTCAAGTAGCACCGACCCGCTCGCGTACGTCGCCAGCTCCTACAAATCCAAACGTGGACAAGCGTGTTTATACCCAACAGGATATTGACTCGTTCTACTCGGAATGGAGACGTGGGTTCATCGACGAGGCAGAAGCGGTGCAGATTGAAAAAGATATCCATGCCGCCACCGTCGAAGGACGCATTCGCTACTAAGCAAGCAACCTAGACATGGCGGTTCAAACCAAACCGTTTTTTAACTGAAAGAGGACCTCCATGTCTACAATCACCGCAGCAGCAGCCTATCCCATTAACTCTGGTGGTTTCAACACCCCCGGCGGCCAAGTAGCGTACTCCGGTACTGCTTACTCTGGCTCGTTCATTCCAGCCCTCTGGTCTGGCAAGTTGGCCCAGAAGTTCTACGCAGCCACCGTGTTCGGCGAAATCGCTAACACTGACTGGCAAGGCGACATCACTGGTATGGGTGACACTGTCATCATCAACACCATCCCTTCGATCACAATCAACAGCTACTCTGTTGGCCAAAACTTGGCTTACGAAGTTCCAGCTCCAAGCACAATCACTTTGGTGATCAACAAGGGTAAGTACTTTGGTGTGAACGTGAACAACGTGTTGGAATTGCAAGCCAAGCCAAAGTTGATGGACATGTTCACCAACGACGCCGCTATGCAAATGAAGATCAACATCGACAAAGACGTCATGTACACGAACTTCAACCAAGGCGACGCAGCTAACCAAGGTGCCACTGCTGGTGCTATCTCTGGTGGCTACAACCTCGGTACCGATCTGGCTGCCGTGACTTTGACTGCTTCTAACATCTTGTCTAGCATCACTGCTTTGTCAAGCGTGTTGGACGAAGCCAACGTGCCCGAGACAGACCGCTGGCTCATCATCACCCCAACAGAGCGTCAAATCTTGATGCAATCGAACTTGGCTCAAGCCCAGTTCATGGGTGACGCATCTAGCGTTCTGCGCAACGGCAAGATCGGCATGATCGACCGCTTCACTGTGTACGTGTCCAACTTGGTCCCACGTGGTGCAGCTGGTAAGACTTGGATGAACCCCAACACTGGTACTGACGCTACATTGACATCCGCTGTCAAGCGCCACGCCATCTTGGCCGGCCACAAGTCTGCGATCACTTTCGCATCTCAGATCGCTAAGGTCGAGAGCTTGCAGAACCCCAACGACTTCGGTACATTGGTGCGCGGCTTGAACGTGTACGGTACTCAAGTGGCTCAAGCTAAAGGCTTGGCACTGTTGGTCGCCGCAGGTTAATCGCTTCCCCAAGCGTCGTAGGGGCTTCGGCCCCTACTTTTTAACCTTTAGGAGAACGACATGGCGATTATTGACGACTTGATTTCCAGCGGTTTATCTCTGCCCCAAGCACAGCAAGTGATTCTTGAAGACACTACAAACGCTGTCGACGGCTTGGTAGCAGCTGGTTTTTCACCTACCGCAGCAGCAGCTATGGCAGGATTGGATGCAGGCACCTCAAACGGCGCTGAACTGGTCCGGCAAGGTATCTGGGCTGGTACCCAAGTTCCCGCAATCACAGCTGCACTCGCAGTAACACCGTAAGGCGAACATGGGCACGGTAACAGCAAAAACCATCATCGACAAAGCTTCGATTCAGCTGATCGACTTGACCAACATCCGTTGGACGCGAGCCGAACTGCTTTCATGGCTCAATGACGGTATGCGCCAAATCGTGACCATTCAGCCAAGCGCTTCCTCCACCACAGTGTCAAAGCTGTTGGTGGCCGGAACCCGCCAAACCCTTCCTGCTGATGGATGGCTGTTGCTGTCTGTTTATCGCAACATGGGCACAAATGGCTCTACTCCCGGACGGGCTATCCGCATTATCTCGCGTGAGATTCTTGACAGCTTTAACCCCGACTGGAACACAGACGCAGCTAAGGCTGAAGTCCGTAACTACATTTATACAGACCAAGACCAGACGGCGTTCTACATTTACCCGCCAAACACAGGCACCCAATACATTGAGTTGAACTACTCGGCACAGATTACTGATCTGACTGCGGAGACTCAGCCAATTCCAATTTTTGACATCTTCCAGTCTTCACTGGTTGATTACATTCTGTATCGCGCCTGTAGCAAGGACGCTGAGTACGCTCCCGGTCTGCAACTGGCTCAGGGCTAT